GGTTTCAAGAAGAGAGACTCCCACATTACTGCGTTCGTAAAAACCGAGAAGATCAACTTTTCGGTCAAACCGGATGCCGTTCCCAGAGTGATCCAACCGCGGAGCCCTAGGTATAACGTTGAGGTCGGACGGTACACACGTCGGATCGAGGAGCGATTGTATGGCGCAATCAAAAGAGTGTATGGAGATCAGACTGTGATCAAAGGGCTTAATGCCCTAGATTCAGCCCGTCTAATTAGAGAGAAATGGGACAGTTTTAATGATCCTTGTGCCGTGGGGCTAGATGCTTCACGGTTTGACCAACACGTGTCTCAGTCGGCACTTAAGTGGGAACATGGAGTATATATCGCTTGTTTTGGTTCGAAGAAGCACAAAAAGAAGTTGTTGAGGTTATTGAATCTCCAACTTAAAAATGTTTGTCATGGATTTTGTGACGATGGCTTCTTAGAATACATTACGGATGGTGCTAGAATGAGTGGTGACATGAACACTGGGTTGGGCAATTGCTTGCTCATGTGTGCAATGATCTACTGCTACGCGAAAGCCAAAGATATCCGAATAAAACTGGCCAACAACGGAGACGACTGTGTCGTTTTCATGGAGAGGGAAAATTATGGGAAGTTCAGTCAAGGCGTTGATGAATTTTTCAGTGGACTTGGGTTCACCATGGTGGCTGAGGACCCCGTTTTTGATTTTGAGAAGGTAGTTTTCTGCCAGACACAGCCAGTGTTGCTCGATCGATTAGGGACGTACATCATGGTTCGGGATCCAAGGACCGCAATCCCCAAAGATTGTGTGTCTATAAAAACCTACCCCACTGACCGCCTTAAATTAGGTTGGTTGGACGCGGTTGGTAAAGGGGGGCTTGCTTTAACAGGAGGCATCCCTGTGTGGCAAGAGTTTTACCGGCTGTTTGAAAAGTCAGGTCGGTACTACAAAAAATCACAGTCAGACTTTAGCTGGGGTGTACGACATCTTGCGAGGAACCTTGAGGGGGTTTATCGTGAAATCACACCAGAAACAAGATGTAGCTTCTGGCTCGCCTTCGGGATTACACCCGAGGAACAGCTTAGCTCCGAGCTTATCTATCGTAAGTCCACCATGAAGTTAAACACCACCGACCATAGCGTTGGCGGGGTGTATCCGTTTTTCCCGTACTGAGGACGGTCCCCGTCAGGTGGGACGTTAAACCACCAATGGCCATGTGGGGCTAAAAACCACATTGGGTTCTTGTCTGTAATCGCCCAAAACGGTGCCGCAAGGCTTAATACTTCCGTGCTAAACAAAATGCCGAACGACTGCACGGCGCGTCGGTTCCTACCGTCGGACAAGGATGTACAGTCTCTGCTGTCATCAGGTAACCAATACCATGACAAAAAGTAATAAGTCAAAGACTACCAAGGTTTCAGCAGCTAGGCTGAAATCTTTGGAAAATAAACTAGCAAAGGTGGCCTTGTCAAAAGGCCGATCAAAAGGGAAACCCTTTGGCGACACTGGCGCCATTGTTGGGCGTGCTGCAGGCAACATGTTCAACAATGGCAAGTTCGGTGCATCCATTGGGAGGTGGCTCGGATCTGGGATCGGGTCCATCTTTGGCTCTGGTGATTACACGTTATCTGGCCCTCAACCAGCTTACAACGTTCTTACTAGTAGCACTCAGGTGCCAAAATTCGCGACAGGACGACAGACTAATGTGGTTTGTCACCGAGAGTATCTTGGTGACGTTACAGGAACTGCTGCGTTTAACCTTACTTCATACCCTCTTAACCCCGGCATGTCTACCACTTTTCCGTGGCTGGCAACAATAGCCCAGAATTACCAGGAGTATAGGTTCCACGGACTCATTTTTGAGTTTCGCCCATTAATCACGGATTTCGTTACCGGCGGTGCCCCAGGAGCCGT